TATAAACTTAATTTCAATTCAGAAGAAGTGTAATCAGCTTTATATGGATACCAATCATCATTATTAAAAATATAATAACAATCTTCATTTTCCACATAAGCCACTTCGCCATTTTCATGATTTGGTAAAGCTTTTAATATATTTACATTAGCAACTTTAATTGGCTCCATATTCAATCTCCTTTTTTATAATTAAATTATATCACATTTTTTTTGAAAAATCAATAATTTTCTAATTACTACTTCCTCTCATTGGTAATGTAATATCTTTAAGAGATTCGATAAATGGACCAGTTACTAATCCATTAATATTTTTTAATATGTAATCTATTTTTGGATCAGCCTGATTTATTGCTTCATAATCATATCCTGTCCATATCCAAATTTTAAGATTATTAATTCTATTTTTCATTTCTTTAATAATCATCGTTGTTAAAAAAAGATTTTCTTGACAGAGGGGCTCTCCACCCATAATGCAGAGAGTTCTTTGAATTCCATTTGCGAGAATATCAGATTCAAGTTTATCTAAAACTTCTGCATTAAATTCTTTCCCTCCGTCAAATGCCCAGGTTTCAGGATTTTGACAACCTGGGCATTTTATCGGGCAGCCCTAAACAAAAAAAGTAGTACATACTCCAGGAGCTGCGGCGAAATCATTTGGTATAATTCCTGCAAAACGCATGCGGCCGCCTCCTTATTCCATATAACCGGTGTGCTTTACGCGGTTATGTACTTCGTCTTGTTTTCCGTAATTAAACGCAGTTGTATAGTTACCAGTAAGGTAGCCTGTTACGCGTCTTAATTGCTGAATATGGTCGCTGCCGCAAACAGGACAGGTATTATTAAATTCACCAGTGTATCCGCATTCAAGGCAAGTATCATTTGGAACATTAATTGCAAAATATGGAATATCTTTATCCATAGCATAATTTACTAATGTTTCCATTGCATCTATATTTTTTCCAACAGTAGATTCAAGCTCAACATAAGTAATGCAGCCCGCACTTGAATATCCTGTTAATTGAGATTCAATATCAATTTTATCAAAAGGACTAATCTGCGTCCAGACTGGAACATGTATAGAATTAGTAAAGAATTCTTTATCACTAACATTATGTATTACACCGTACTTCTCTCTAAACTTTTTTAATGCAGTATAGCAGAGATTTTCAGCTGGAGTAAAATACACTCCAAAGTTCAGTTTATACTCTTCTTTAAACTCAGCACAACGAGTTTTAAAAAGTTGTTCAATTCTCTTAGCAAGTTTCATTCCTTCTGGTTTGGTATGATCACATCCAATAAGAATTTGAAGTGCTTCTGCAAGACCTAATTGACCTAGTGCAAGTGTTCCATGTTTAAGTGCGCTACGGATTCCTTCTGCTGGAATATATCCTGCCATGGTGTTATTTTCCCACATAAATTTAGCAGAAGATGGATCTTGTGAACAAATCCATTCAAATCTTTCAATAAGAGCATCCTTTGCATCATGGATTGCTTCATCAAGAGTATTTATAAAAGTATCAACAATATTGGTATTATCTTGCATCGCTTTTTCTTTAGCTTCCATAGCGATAGTAGGAAGAATAATAGTTACTGGACAGATGTTACCACGTCCATCTTTAAGCTGACCGAAACCGTTGATGTCCCATCCGTTGGCAGTTCTGCACACATTTATCCTATGTCCCCATAGGTGCTGACTATATCTTCATTCTATTTACATAGAGTTGTCTTCCGCTTCGAGTGAGTGCCTATCTCTCACCCTACTCCCTTACATTCATCAGGGATAGTCGATACACTTTATTCATCATAATATTCAAAAATCCAAGTCTTTTTAAAAGGACTTTTTGTTTGTCCATTTAATCTTGTTGTAATAGAAGTTTTCCCATTATTAATTCCACAAGCTTTTGCACAACTTATTATAGTGTCAAATATATCTACTTTACCAGTAATAATATTTGTTCTTTTTATTTTTCGTGCCATAGGATTTTTCGCACCTATTTTAGTTTGTCGAATTTTTTCTTTAATAACTTCCATTTCTTCTTCAGTTTTAGATTGATAAGTATTGCCTCCGCATTTAGAAATTGCATCAGTTTCATTATATCCTTCTTCAACTGAATTATAATATTGTATCCAATATTGTTCTTTTTTATTTAATTCATCTTGCGTTTCAGCATTATCAATAACCTAAAGTTTAAAATTTTGTGGGCCATATTTTCTAATTGCTCTAGCAAAATGAGTATCTAATATATTATTTAAAGCATCATTTATATGCCTATTAAATCTATATTCTACAGGACGAATTGTTTGTCCTATATAAACTTTATTATTTTGAATATTTGTTATTTTATATATTTCTCCAATAATCATTAATAAGTCTCCTTTTTAATGAATATTGTGATGAATCTTAGCACGGTCTCATCTGTTCTAGACCTAACCGTTAGCCGCTTTCTAAGCGACACCCGCAGGCGCGGTTCAAAAGATTTTACATGAGCTAAGTTAAATTACCAAACCCATTGTACTGAAGTATGTCCTTGGGTCATTTCTATCATATCCAGCGTTGCCACTCCAGTCAACATTTGCATAGTTGGGATATAATCTTTTAGCTGTGGATTTAAGGGCTAGCCTAAATAAATCGTAATTGGGATCCCCTGGATCACGATTAACTCCTTTCATACATTGAAAAATACCGCATGGGAAAATAGGCGTTTTATGAAGTTTACCAACTCCATTAATAGAACCATTAAGAAGAGCTTTAATAATAATTCTTCCTTCTGGTAAAGTACATGTTCCATAATTGATTGAAGTGAATGGAAGCTGATTTCCAGACCTTGATTGTAGTGTATTTAGGTTATGGTATAACCCTTCGACTGCCTACATAGTTTCTTTTTCGGTCATATCCATAGCATATTGATATGCTTTGTCCTAACGGATTGCCCATTCATTATCAATAGGTAAATTATCTTTTCTACGATCATCTATTGCTTCATATATATTATCAAATGTTTCATAAATACCAGCTAAACTAATTATCTATCCATCTTGGCAATATTTTATACCATCTTTAAAATGTTTCCAAAATGATTTTCTCACATAAGGAACCATAGTCCAATCCAAATGACTTGCGGAAACACCTCCAAATTGCTGAAGAGATTGAAGCTAAAAGATAACTGCTACTAATTGCATAGCTGTATTTACACTATTAGCTGGTCTAACATCAGTTTGTCTAGTATTAAAACCATTAGCAAGCAAGTCATCAAACGGAATCGTAAGGCAGTTATGCATTCCGACAGCGTACGCGTCCAAATCATGAATATAAACACGATTATTCAGATGATTATCTCTGGCCTTTTTAGACATCCCGATATGATTTAATGCGATTTCTCTCATTAAAACATTATCAGCTTCTCCTTTTCTTCCTCCGAAAGAATATTCATCAACATTAGCATTTTGATTTTGAACATTTTTTGCTTGAAGCTTTTCAGAAATAAGCTTCATCCAATCTATATTTCCTTCACGTTCTTTATTACGCTTATCTCTGTAAAGAATATACGCCTTAGCAACATCTTTTCTCTTGGTCGCCATAAGCCCCTTTTCGACAAGATCTTGAATATCTTCAATACTAAGTTCATCAGACTACTCTTCAGCATATCCAAGAACATACATTGCTATATTATAAGCTTTATCCTAAGCATATGAAGTTAATTCTTTATCAACATCCTTAAAAGCTGCTAATACGGCATTTTCAATTTTCTTTTCATCAAATGGGACTCTACGTCCATCTCTCTTCTTTACATAAATCATTATAGATTTCCTCCTAAGTATATTATTATTTTAAGGATTTCTGTAGTGAAATCTATTATATTTAATTTTTATTTTAAATACTTTATCATTTTTGGTCCAATAAATTCTAAAGGCCCAAACAAACCCTATTTATAATCTCAATGTTTCTATCTAGATCTTGTAGTGTATTATTTTCAATCTCATTATAATGAAAATTAAGCTCTTCAAAATCTATTTTGTCTGCGGAGAACCGCCTTAAGATTTCCTCTACATCAGGTTCTTCTTCACGATTAAGCTGGCGTAAAAGACGCTGCTTATCCGCCGCCCGCACACAATAGCACACAATAAAAATATTATTATGTTCCATCATGGCTTCTATTCCTGCTGGATTAAAGACGCCGATATTTATTTTATCTTTATCTAATGATTCATAACTTGTTCCATAGCACCAATCATTAAAAATTGTTGCTTCAAACATTTCTCTATTTAGAATTTTTTCTGTAAATTCTTCTATTGTTAAAAAATGGTAATTCACACCATCTTTTTCTTTCTCTCTTGGAGGACGCGTTGTACAAGATATAATTTTATGAAGATTGGGGTTCTTTTCAAGGACCCCTTTCATAATAGTATCTTTTCCAGATCCAGATTCTCCAATTATGGCAAGAACTACATAATTATTCATAGGATTTATTTAATTCCTCCGAATCTTTATACTAATATGGTCGATATCCTGCTAAGTTCATTTTAGCCATATATCTTCCAAAAATATGTCTTTTAGGATAATATCTTTTTTTTAATACTTCCCATTCTTTTAATATAAAAGGAACATTAAAAAATTCACAATATAATTTTATATTATCATTATTAGATTCGTCTAATAATTTAGTTTCATAAAAACATTCTTTACAAATATTATATTTGCGATATTTTATTTTATGCCAATCTGTAAATGGTTCTTTTATTTTCCAAAAATCAGTTTGCGGAAGTTCCCTCCCGCAAACTAAGCATATTTGTTTATCATTCATCATCTTCTGCTTCTCCCTGGTATCTTTCATTTCTAATTTTTAAACTACCGTCTGGAAGAATTTCATCTATCTTATAGAGTTGATGCATCTCAGAATTTGCGTACTTTTTCGTTACGAAATTATCATCTGAACGAATTCCTTGTACAATAATCATACTACCTCGATTAAACCAAGATTTTTCAATAACCTTCTTGGTTCCATCTGCTTGTTTCTGAGAAATTTGTTTATCAAAGAGATTAAAATATTCCTTTCTGAACTTAACTGTAACTACTCCAGTTGTAGTTAAAAGACTTACTGTACTCTTAACCTTATTCTTTGCAATACAAGTTCCACAAATTAAATTAAGTTTAAATATTTTAATTTCTTTTCCATTTCTTTTAAAAACTCTATCAATTAATGGAGCTTCTGGCAAATCCATAAAATTGACAAAGCCATATCTCGCATTATCCACATGAGCGAGTTCATGTTCGTGGTAATAAAAGCATAAAGCTTCCATTTCCCAAGCAGAGATTGTTCCTTTAGCATATTTACTCCAATCATCATAAAATATTTTTGAATTTAATGTATCCAATATTTCATCTTTATTTTCAGCAATCCATGCTCTAAATACGTCCATCCATTTTTGATAAACTTTTTTATCCCAATTCTTTGCTGACATATACCATTCATTATTTTTATTTTCTAATAAACTATCTGCTTCAATTTCATGAATAAAATTTAAAGCTCTATTATCTAATATATATCCTTCACCATTTTTACACATGGCTTTTAAATATCTATTAAATTCATAAATTCTTCTTGCCATTACCTCTTCTTCATTTTTTTCTGGAAGTAAACCATATTTAATTAAACCTCCCATATTTTGAAGAGTAATACGCTTCTTTTTATCACAAGTTTCCCAAATAAACCAAGCCATTGCCATTTTTCTTTCCATCATATCATCAAAAGCTCCGCCTTTAATTAATGAAATCATCGCTTGCTTATTTGGATGAACTTTATTATAATAATCTCTAATAGAAACATATGGACGATTTTTAATTGTTGCATCAATGACATCATCACCAACATTCAGCATCGCTTTCATTCCATATAAAATTCTATTCTTTTTTG